GCCCAGGAGTGGATTTGCCCCCGGTTCATGGCGGCCAAGAGAGCCTGCCTCATGCCTTCGGGAACGGCCGAACCGCCGAAGCCAGCGCCGGCCGTCGCACCCACAAGTTCCGAGCCACCCGTCTCACCAGCTCCAGGAACGGCAGCACCAGCCGATGCACCGGCCGAGCCCCCGCCGATCCAGCCAACGACTGTGGCCGGGAGGTCGGCTACCATCTGCGTGCCCTCGGACAGGACCGCGTTGGTGACGTTCTGATCCTTCATCTGATCGACGGTGTTCGTGTCACCGTGCGCCGCGCGCCACGCCAGTCCGGGCACGGACATATTCCAGCCCGCGGCGATGGCTTCCATCGGCGTCTGAACCCTGTCGGCGTGCGGCTGAAGGTTGCCGTTCACATGATCGGCCAAGGGTCCACCGGGCTTCGGGCCGGCGTCCGTGCCGAAGTAGGCAGCGGTCTCGCCGGGCGTCATCCCGTTGTGCATGAGCTTCAAGGTCTCAGACTGCTTCCACGCCTCGGCTGCGTCCTGTCCAGCGGCACTCGCCATCGCGTCGTATTGCTGCTGGCCGGGAGGGGCCGGCGGGGGAGCAGGAGCGATGCCGCCAACATAGGGGCTGTCAGGCATGACCTAGTGTCCTCTGTACGATTTCAGCCACGCCTGTTGATCTGGGGTGAGGCCTCCACCTTGACTTGTACCACCGGCCGGGGCTTGTTGTCCAGCCGGAGCCGGCCCAGGTGCGGCCGTCATCTTCAGGCGCATAGCTTGTTCCATGGCGCTGGCCTTGGTCGTGATGACGTAGTGGCTCAGCGTGTTCGGATTGCCGATGTAGTGTGCCCCGGTGGGGTCCAGCAAGTCCTTCCTGATCTGGTCTTCGGTCTTGCCGGCGGCGCGCTCGTTGTCGATGGTGTTCTGCACGTCCGACTGGAAGCGATAGAAGTTCTGGGCGGCCTGGGGCTCGAACAGCGAACCGAACGCATCGGTCTTGCCAACGGCCGGCTTCATGGCGGTGAAGGCCTCGTTCATCCGGCGCTGGGTCTCGGCGACGTTCGGATCCTTCCCGGTGCGCTCAATGGCGTCGTGGAAGAAGTGGTAGTCGTGGTCGCTGAGTTGGTGATGAGCGTAGGCCGTATCGACCATATCCGCGGTCAGGGCTCCAGGCGTGCCAGCCGGGTGCCCAATGCCCCCTGCGAGGACGCTGTAGACCCTCGGATTGGTCGTCTGGTAGGTGTTATCCAGCTTGGCTCGACTGGCCTCAGAGATGACGCTCCCGAGCCCGGATAGCTCACCGGGAATGTACTGCGCGTACTTGCCCGTGGCGAGCTGCTTGTACTCGGCTACGATCTGCGGCGTCACGAGCAGCTCCCCGTTGGGGCCGACCATCCTGGACCGGAGATCGGCGACGGCTGACTTGCCCTGGGCCTCACCCTCCGCCTTAGCGGCGGCAGCGGCGGCCTTGGCGCTCTCCGTCTGGAGGCGGATAGAGCTTTCTCCGTAGCGCTGGAGGGCTTCGCGCTGGGCTTGGTCCAGGTATTGGTCGAGCGGGCCGCCGCCCTTGTTGACCGCATCCAGGCCCGCCTGCGGGTTCTTGTCGATCATGCCCCGATATTGGGCGACCGTGATCTCGGCCAAGCCCTGCTGGGCGTGCAGCCGAAGGGACGAGGCCGTGTCCGCCGTCATGTTCGGGCTGGCCTTGATCAAGGCCTCAACGCTGTTCTGGTACATGCCGCGCGACAGGTCCGCCGACGTGGGGTCCTGGTAGGTCATAGCGCCGGCTTGGTTCTTGGTCGTCTCCAGGTTCAGCACGGCGGCGTTACCCGCCATGGTGGACATATCGGCCGTGCCGATCTCGGTGAAGTGCTGGCGGAGCTGAGCGGCGTGCTCCATCGCCCACATCTTGCCCTGCGGCGTGGTGAAGTTCTTCTGGAACTCGGCGAGCGCCGGCTCCATGGTCTCGTCTTTCCACTTCTGGACGACGGTGGGATCGTTGGGGTCGGCGTTCTTGAGGGTGTCATTCAGGCCTTGGCTAAGGCCGTTCATGAGCGTCGCGCCCGCCGCGGTGCCCCGGCTGATCTCCTGGAATTCCTGGTGCTGGCCGGCGACCTTGGCGAGCTGGTCAACGCCATTGGCGATGTCCGCGCCTTCCTGGTGGAAGAACGCGCCGACCCGGCGGCCCTCCATGGCATAGGCCTCCGCCCCCATGTTGTCGGGACGGAGCTGGGCGTTGGCATTGTACTCTTGGATGTTGGGCACGAGTTCCTCCTAGAAGATCGAAGCGAGGGCACCGATGCCCGACAGCAGGCCGCCGAACATACCGCCGGAGCTGGCGGACTTAGCTGCGCTCGCCATGCCGTTATAGCTGGCCGCTTCGGCCTCGTAGCCGGCCTCGGTGATGTCGCCTTGCTGCTGGATCAGTTGCTTCTGCAACGCGCCCTGGGAAGCGCTGGAGCGCAGAAGCGCCTGGGCTGAACCGCTGGATGCCAAACCTGCCCCGGCGACCTGGGCCTCTTGGCCCCCAATCACCTGAAAGATTTGCCGCTGCGCCTGGGTCTCCTGGATCGCCGTGGCCTGCTTGGCGACCTCAGCTTGCTGCTCAGCAATCTGGGCGGCCTGGGTATATGAGCCCGCCTCCGCGCTGTCGCCGGCCGCGCCAAATAGCGATCCGATAGCTCCGCCAAGCTGGCCGAAGCCACCGAAGTTGATGCCGCCGCCTGCGGTGTCGCCGCCCATGAGAGACATTTAGCGCTCCTGCGTGGTGATGAAGGGGCCAACGGCAAGAACCGTCGCTGGGTAGGGTCGAGTGACTTGCCAGCACGGCATACTGTCGAAGGTGTAGTCGCTGTCGATTGTAGTCCAATACACCCCGGAGAACAACTCGTTCTCGGGGGTCGGGTCCAACGTGCCTTCGATGCGGAAGTTCGCCTTGTTCAGATGGTCCATATCCTCGCCGAAGCTGATCCCCTGGGTGTTCGCCAGGAGCAGCGCCATCTCCTCAGTGCGGCGCTCGGTACCCAGCGTCGGACCCGTGCGCGTACCCGTCTTCTGAGGCTCCACCGGCCGGAGGATTTGACCTTGGCTGGTATAGGTGTAGCCGGCGTTCGACGGGTAATTGACCGTGGTCGAGGCGATGCTCTCGCCCGTCGCCATCTGTACCCGCGCCCACTCGTTCATGAATGCTCCAGTGGCCGGGGCGACGGGCGTGGGATAGCCGGGCGTGGAAGTGCCCAGGTTGACATTGCCGATTAGATAGCCGGTCTTGTCGTTGGTCACGAACACGCCGAAGGTCGAAGGATAGACACCGACAAGGTTCATAGTCGTCAGCGAGCCCGTGGCCGTGTCAAGGGTATAGCAGAGGTTCGGCACGGTGACTAGATCGGACCCGATGAAGTTGACGATCCCGCCCTCGCACCGGCTCCGTTGATCCGGCCAGAAAACGTTTGCGCAGGCCGTCTTCCAGACGAGTGTGTTGGCGTTGCAATCCCACTTCACGATGTACTGCGTCGTGGCCGGGCCAGCGGGGCTGGTGAAGACGCCCATCACCGTATCATCGGTGCTGTCGTAGATCAGGCTTGACGGGGAATTCGGAAGGAACTTCGTCCATGTCGGATCGATATCAGCCGGAGCGATGGTGCCCATCAGCTCATTGCGAATGCCCTGCGGCGGGAGCTGGGTCCAGTGCGACGGGTTGAACGTGCTGTCGGTGTTGCTGGTAAGGCAGACATAGGGCACACCGAGATAGCGGATGTTCTGGCCGACCGTGTAGGAGGTGCTCGCAACCCACATCGGATAGGCTTCATTGGCCGCAAGCACGTTGTTCCACATACTCCAGCGATAGACACGTAGGAGACCATCTCCGCTGGGCGTGCCGGTGTAGTCCCCAACCGGGGCGATCCCGAAGATCGTGGCGAGCTTGTCGGTCTGCCGGCCGGCGACGATATTGCAGCGGTTGAAGCTGTCTGTTTCGGTGTCGTTGACGATGTTGAAGTTGCCGATCCAGGTGATAGCTTCAGCACCCACGTCGAAGATGTGGACATAGCCGCGCTGCTGGCACATGGCGGCCAAGTAGGTGGACCCGCCGCCGGTCACGAAGGAGGGGTTCAGTCCTTGGCCGCTGTAGTGATCCACGTCGCTGTCGAAGCTCAGACCTGACGATGAGCCGAAGGTCTGGAGCAGCTCCAGGCTTTGCTGATCGACCTGGATCAGCCGGATGACATTGGTACCATCCGGGCTTCCATAGAGCTTGCCATCCGAGGCCGCTTCCATGAAGGTGATCGGGTCAGTGAAGCCGGAGTTCCACGAAGTATAGGCCACCTGGGCGACGTTGCCCGCCCCAGCAATGGAGAACTTCTTGAGGTAGTTGTACTTCGCATCACCACCCGCTCCGTCACCGTTGTAGCCGAAGAAGTAGCCGGTACTCCAGTCAATCGTGCCGATATAGTTGAACCCCGCGTCGTCGCCGGTCCATTCGTAGGTCTGGATTTCCTGGGGTGGTGCAGGCGTCGGGCTGGGCGTGATGCTATCGACCACCATGCCCGCGGATTGGTTGTAGTAGGGATTGTCGAAGGTCGGCAGGGCCGCCAGGAAATCGTGCGTGAACAGGCCGCCCGCATCCGCGCCATAGGGCACGGTGATGGTTCCGATACTCGACACGGTGTAGGTGCCCAGGTCCAGGCCGGCGATGCTCACGTCGAGGCTCTGCCCCGCCAGCGGCATGTAGCCATACATCACCACGCCAGTCGCCGGGATTTCCTCCACAACGAAGGCCGGCGCGAGCCCACCATCAACGAACCAGCCCTGCTCAATGGCCGTGTCCTCATCGAACAGGGTCGTCAGCACCTCGACATAGCACAGGCCCGTGTCCGGGTCTTGGGTGATCATGGAGAGGCTATCCAGCTCACCACCGACCGCCGGACCAGCCTGGATCGAGATGACGCCGCGGCCGTGGCCAAGCTCGTGATGATGCCATCCGCTGAAGCTGGCTGGCTGAGTGCCAAAGGGGCTCTCCCGTTTGTAGGTGCAGCCGATGAGCTTCAGGTCGTTCGTCCGCGCCCAGATGATCGGCGTCAGCTCTTGGACGTAGGCGATCTCGGCGATCCCGGCTTGGGTCAGGTGCTTGGCCTTCAGGGAGATATTCGTGCCGCTGAACTTGCCGCTGTAAACGTCGGCGATGTACTCGATTGCCTTGCGGGCGAAGCGCTGCACGAAGACCACCGACATGGGGGTCTCGCGGGGCTCGATGTTCTCGCACCCGAACTTCGTCACCCGGTGAGCCTGGATGCTCGTCGGGGTGATCGGGTCGTTCAGGCTGCTGGCCTGGATCAGCCACTCGCCCGGCTGCGTGCCGGCGGTCAGGCCGACGTGGGTGGCGACGAACCAATAGATCGTGTTGAGGGTGTTCGAGTTGAACGTCTCGCTGATCCCACTGTTGTCGGCGACCGTGCCGTCCGGCCCGCTCAGATCGAAGCGGAAAAGCTGGTTCGACATGGTGGCGTCGAAGCGGTTCGGGAAGGCGTCAGAGGCCAGCCAGAAGCGGCCTTCGTAGTAGGTCCCGACGTTCGGGTAGCCGGTGGTGGCGGACCACACGCCGAGCTGCCACGTCGTGATCGGGGTCGTCTGGTTCAACGGGCCATCCGCGCGCGGCAGACCGTCCGGGCCGGTGGTGGCGGCCTGGATGTCGAGGGTGATCTCGTCAAAGGCGATGACCGCCGTGATGATGCCCCAGGTCCAGTTGGCGGCCGTGGTGCTGATCGCCCAGGCGGTGTAGTTCACATCCGGCTGGAGATCGTGGCTGGAGGTCAGGGCGGTGTAGTAGGCGTTGTTGTACTTGACGCTTTCGCCGGCCGTGTAGGAGGTGCTGCTCGACCAGACCGCCGGCTCGGAGAACAGGTTCACGAAGCGGCCGACATCGGTCGATTGGAAGCCCGCGCCGTTGTTGATGCTGGCGATGGAACTCCAGGTCACGGTGATCGAGCCGGGGCCGACACCGCTGGGCGTGGCGGTCGAGCCATCCTCGGGGGCGTCCAGATATGGACCATTCTGGAAGCTGGCCAGAGCGAAGTTGAACTCGGCAAAGACACCGGCCGAAGGGGAGATGGTCGAGGTCAGAACGTAGGCCGGCACGCCCGAGCACAGGACCAGGGCGTCCACGTCGTTCTGCACGATGCGGATGTTCGGGAGGTCCGCCGCGGTGTAGACCGTCGCGATGGTCAGAATGCGGCAGACCTGGATCGTGTTGCTGCCGAGGGCGATCAGGGAGCCGATAGCCGACGTGGCGGAGGGAGCCTGGGCGATGGAGAAGTGATAGGCGTCGATCACCGTCACGATGAATTGCAGGTTGATCAGCGTGGCGATCCCGACGAACGGAGAGCCGCCGGGCGGCAGGAGGAACTCGACCTCATCGCCGTTGCTGTAGCCGTGCTCCTGCGCCGTCTCCACGACCGCCGGGGTCGCACTGGAGATCGACAGGACCGTGAGCGGGTTGTTATCCAGGACCAGATTGGGGCCGGTCCAGAAGCGCATGTAGCCCGGCGTGAACTCCACGTCGTAGGGCAGCGAGGCCTTGAAGCTGAAGGCCCTCAACACGCCCACTTGGCCCAGGCGGGTGCAGCCACCAAAGGCGCTACCCGTGCGGCGGCTCCACGCCCCCTCCTCAATCGGGACGGCGTTGTAGCAGAGGTTCATGCCCTGGGCATAGCTGGGATCGTCCATGCGCCCCTGGTAGTAGGGGGAGAATTCGCCACCAAGGAACGAGGTCTGGACGTATGATGCGCGGCCCATGGCTAAATCCTACACGTGATCCAATCGTCCTCGGGCGGTTCAGTGCTGTCGGTCTCGATGCCGTTAACGGTTCGAGCTTCCTCCATGAAGCGGCCGTAGGACGATGCAGCAGCATTAAGCTTGCTCTCGCTCTGTGTCAAGCTCTCGGCGACCTCCATGGCTAGTCGAGCGGCGAAGCCCTCGCAGAACATGGGGTCCATCATCGTCACGTCGGAGATGTCGGCGACGAAGCGGAAGACGATAGGATCGATCCGCCGGCTGACGATGATGG